TGACTTTGTGTATCTGAATTATAACTTTGTGAATCTGAGTTATGACTTTGTGTATCTGAATTATAACTTTGTGAATCTGAGTTATGACTTTGTGTATTTGAATTATAACTTTGGATTTCTGATTGTTGTTTTATGTTATATGTATTAAGAACTTGATTAGTTCCGTTTATTAAATAAAAACAACACGTTGTACAATATAGAAGGAACACACTTTTAATTAGCATATACTATACTATAATATTTATTATATTCTTAAATTCAAACCTAAAATGCACCTATATAATATGCATGTGAAAGTCTTGCTAAATTATATTTATTTATTCTAATAAGTAGTGCATTCATATTAACACTATCTACTTCTTGATAGTAAATTTTATACTTTATATATAAATAACTATAAAAAAATTAATTAGAAAATAATGAAGTTAATGTATTACAACTACCCTTATAAAATTTTGCGATATATTTAACAGAGTTAGGCATTGTATGTTGATCACTATCATAATAAAATTCCCAATAAAGAATTCCGGGACCAGTGCTATTTTTAATACAATCATAAATATCACCTTCGAATTGTGCATATGTACCACGGTTAATAGATAAACTTTGTGGAAAAATATTGGTAGGTATATTACCATAACCACCTAACCGATTCGCTAATATGTGACCTGCATCACAATCTTGTTGACCATCATCTTCTAATGAACGAGAATATTTTTGGGTACAACTAGTTGTATCAGACCCATTATCTAATGAATCTGGCATAACAGTTCCCGATGCAGAAATAACAACTTGATAATTATTATGTAATTTATAAATATAATTGATATCAGCATTACCATTACCCATAATAATATGATTATTGCCTTCAACTGGGCAATCTACAGTAGTACATACACAACTAGCATATATTGAATATATTTGTAAAAAGAGTACAAAAACAAAAGAGCGCATTATATTGTAAAATATTTATAAATATTATAAACGTATTTCAATTTTTGTATATCAAAGAATTTCTACAAAACTCTTTGATATCTAACTGTTAATATCGTTTCTTCACTTTACATAGTATTGTTAAGAAATCTATCAATTTTTGTATTATACAGGAACTGTACAAACTTTTATAGTACCATAAGGTGTTTTATTTTGCTTAGCAATCCGGTTCTACCTGTTAATACGATTTCTTCATTTTTCCGACCAATAAATATTATTATCATATAATTCAGGATATTATAGTTTGTTTTACAAAATTTTTATATAGATATAATTATATTTATGCAAAAAGATGGCTTCCTTTTACCATTAGTTTTGATAAGACAATACTCGCATCCAAATTGTATTGAAGAAGCAATTTATAATTATATTAAATATATTGAAGACATCACATTGAGAAATTATAATGAGAACCAAATTGATACTGCTTGTAAATATGCATTTAATATTATACACAAGTGGTACTTGCCAAATAATAATATTTGGAATAATAGTATTAATAATTGGTTAGAAAATAATCCAAAAAATAAAATATATCATGAAATAATTTTACAGCTATTACTAATAAAAGAAGATAATAAAACTAATAACTTGATTATATTATAATTTCCATTGTATATTAAGATAATGAACAGAAATATAATATTATTTATACCAGTATTATTTTTAATATTTAAATTCTTAAAAAAAAATATTATAGAACCATTTAATAATAAAAAAAGAGAGATATTCTTTCAACATAATCCAACTATAGTTAATAAAAAAACGTTTAAGTATACACTAGAAGTAAAAAAACAATTACTAAGAAATGTAACAAATTTACTTCATAAATTAGGTATTAAATATGTTATTGGACATGGAAATTTACTTGAATTTACAAGAAATAGATATATACATCATGATGATGATATAGATATTAGAATGGATATTAAGGATAAACAAAAATGGATTAATTATTGTAAAAGTCGCGACAGTTTAGAAGATAGAACATTTCATATAAAATTTGACGATAGGATTTTTAAAATGGAAAAACAAATGTATGATGGTATACAAGTAAACCTACTTAAATTTAATAATTATCATAATATTGAAGAATACAATATTGATATCCATTGTGATTTAGTATTTAATAAAGTAGATCAAAAAAAAGTATGGATAGATTATGATATAGATTATAATAATACTAGACGTATTAAATATATTGGTTCACGTGTATATGTGCCATCTAAGACAGATACTATCAATGTACTTACTAAAGATTATGGAATAAATTATATAATACCAAATAAAAAAAATTATTCTCTTTAATTAGAGAGTTCATGTTAAAATATGGCGTTTAAATATATTAAATTAAAAGATAACCCTGATTATATATTAATGTCAAATCAACTTTTTGAAGAATTATATAAAAAACAAATTTACTCAAAATATGGAGATTTAAGAAATGAAAAAATAGATTCTATTCTATTTAATGATTCTATTTTACCAAACGAGTATGATCAAATAATTGATCAATATCGGATTAATTTACATCATTTAGATATAATTACTATAGATCCTGAAGGGTGTGAAGATGCCGATGATGCCTTTAGTCTATATGAAGATGATAATAAATTATTCTTAGTAATTCATATTGCTGACCCAACATATTATATAAATAACAACTCAGAGTTATGGTATAATATTTTAAATAGAGGAATAAGTCATTACCCCTCTAATAATAAACCAATACATATGATGCCATACGATATCATTAAAAGAGCTAGTTTAATGGTATCAGATAATATAAAGGAGGAAACTAAAAAGGCTATATCAATTACTTTTGAAATTGATACAAAAACCTTTTTACCTACAAAAAATATAAGATTAGATTTCACTGAGATTATCGTTCGAGATACTGGTAAACTAACATATTATCAAGCTGGAAATTTGTTAAAAACTAATAATATCCTAGAAGTATGTTCAAAAATTAGTAATAATGTTAAAAAAGAGCGTTCCAAAAAAACAATTGGAACTAAACTAAGTGAAATAGATATAATGATTCCTTCTTTTGAAAATGGTAATATTAAACTGGTAGAAAATAATAAAAATGAAAAGTTAATGAAAGAAATGATAGGCGAATTTGCGATCTTAACTAATTCATTTATTGGCGAATATATAAAAAAAAATATAAATGGCTTAGGTATTTTTAGAACATGTCAAGCATCATTTTCAACAGATATAGAACAACATATATCTGGTGAAGAAATCTTAAATAGGATTATCAATGAGGGGATAAAAGCAGAATACTCATCTAATGAATCTTCACATGATCTAGTCGGTATGCCAATTTACTGTCATTTTACTTCTCCTATGAGAAGAGTTTCAGATTGTATTTGTCACTTTTTAATAAAAGCTTATATAACTAATAAAAATTATCAATGGACAAGTGAAGAATTAAAACATATTTCCCAGAGTTGTTATCATATTACTAAAAAAGAAAAATCAATACAATATAATGACCAAAAATTTAGAATTTTTCAGTTACTTCATAATTTAATAGAACATAATATTATACAAATTAAATTTCGAATTATTGGATATTCAGGATTATTTTTAAACTGTAGTATTAATAGAATAATTATTAACAACAAGTCTTATATGGTGCAATTATCATATACTTTAAGAAAAAGAAATTTAAAATACGAAACAAATATAGATGATCATACTCTTATTATAACTAAAATAAATCCATTAGAAGAATACGATGAAGGAAAATTAATTGAACTAGATGAATACGTGTATAATTTATTTAGTTAATTCTTTAAGATATTAAAAAAATTATTGTTACACATTTTGTTTTTCAGGCTCTTCTTTATCTTTAACTACATCACATGATTTACCTACTGTTTTTCTACAAACTGGACATGTATCATTATGGTTTTCTAACCAAGGTAAAATACATTCTTTACAAAAAGAATGACAATCAAGCATTACTACTTCGCGATCATCTTCTACAAATTCATACATACAAATAGCACATTTATTATCTTGTAAACATTTAAACTCTTCGCATCCTTTTGTTAATTTTACCGTTTTAAGATTTGAGATTACTGTTTTAGATGCTGGGTGATTATATACTGGACTTTCCCAAGATTGATTTAAATAATTGTGAAATGCTTCAGAAGTAATTAGAGTTTTTAATTCTTCATTTAGTTTATCATCATCAATCTTTGGTGATGATTGATGTAAAGTATCCCAAATAATTCTAAAACTGGGACCATTCCTACTAGTCATTATTTCTTCAACTTCGTCTAATGGATGTTCTTTTAATAATTTTTCCCGATTAAAATAGGCTTCTTTAAAATATTTTTCCAAATTTGTAACTATTATTGGAATAAAATCAGTTTCTATAAATATTAAGATATCCTTAATAAGCTCGTCGTATGTATCTTCGGTAATTTTTAATTCAGTTAGGTCCTCCATAGGAATTAACCGAATTATATCTAAAGTAGAACCTTTCATACTAATAATTTTAACTGCACTTAAATATGCATTGGAGTCGCAAACTTCACAATAATGTGGTTTATTACGTCCTCTATTGTATAATAGTTGACATGTTAAATCTCGTATATTTGTTGGCTTCTGATATATGGTATTACTCCTAGTATTAAGCAACTGTAAGAAATTATTAAATATAATCTGTCTACTCATATATTCCGAATTTGAAACACCCATTTCTTTATCTGAAAAGTAATAAGCTATTGCAGGTTCTATTTTATTATTGGTTGTTTTTAAATACTCTTGTGCTTCAGACCGCGTAGAATCAGTAATCTGCATAAATTCATTTTCTAATGGATTTTGTTCTTCTGTTGATTCGCCCGGTTTCAAAACCGAGTCACAAATATCACAATTTGTATTGGTACTATTGTTTAATAACGTACATTCTGGGCAAATAATATGTTCCATTAATAATAATACATTATGGGAATAAAGAAATATTTTCAATTTTTTGAATTGAACTATTAACTAAAATATAAAACTGTTATATTTAGCAATAGATTGACAAACATTACACTAGTTAATGCTTTTCCTACTTGTACAAGATTATTCATATTAATGTTAGTATCATTTTTAATAACCTTGAGTTCATCTCGAAGTGTTTGAATATCGGTCCAGATAGTCATATTTTGACATGAAGTACTACTATCTTCAAACATAAGCTGGTTCATATTCATATTCAGATTTTTATCTGATTTTTCAAGATACGATGATGTAATAATATTAACAAAGTCGCTTGATTTAACAAAATCTCTTTTCTTAGATTTATCATTTAGACCCAACTTAAACCATAAATCATCAAAATCAACTTCAATCACTTCTTGACGATGTTTAAAGTTTACATGTAATTTTCCTTTTTGAACTGGAATACCATTTGAAATATTATTTGCTTCCAAAATAATATTATTATCATGATTATAAAATTTACCCGACCCATCAAACATACCATCTTCAAACTCGCCTGTATATTGAGCTCTACTATAATAAGAATCATAGTAAATAGTACCATCTCCATTATAATTATTACCTTCGTCGGTAGATGTGATATCACCAACATATTTTACTCGACCAGAATTATAATATTCTGTTTCTTTTTTGGAATTAAGAAGTTTTTCGAATTCTGTTTTAAAAGCAGTATAAGCACTGGAACTACTAGAATCAAATTTAATTTCTGAAATATAATCTAAACTTCGCGAATAACCATCCTTGTAGGTCATCGAACAAGTATTCATATTATCATTAAAATTAACCTCCGCAAATTTACTAGTAATAAATTTAAATAGAAGTGATATATTGTCCTTATTAGTTGGTTCTTTACATGTTCTCACTGAAATTGTTGGGACACGTGAAGAATTATTCGCAGGATTTAACTCTACGAAACCATCTATTGGTTCTGATGTACCGAAATATTCTCCGATATTTTTTGAAAACTTAACTATATATTCTGTTGACATTAATAACCGGTATTTTTAATCATATAGTTCTTTATTCAATTTTTTAAAATAATTATTAATTGTCATCAGTAATGTGTAAAACAATACTTGAGTAGGAATCTAAATTAATATTTAATTACAATACTAGGGTCTAGTAAATTTTGAAGTAGATATTCCAATCCTATTAAACATCCTTTCTTCTCTTCTATATTTATATTAGTACTCCAAAATGAATCTGTAAAATGAATATGTTTATCTTCTTTTATAGAGATTAAGAAATTCTTAACTTTTTTACATCCATAAGTAGTTTGAAGATTACATTCCCTAATCTTAACACTTTCACTTTGTTGGAGATTTTTAAACTTGTCAGCTTTATTTCCAATAACTGCAACTGGAATCCCAGGTGATACTTTTTTAATTTGTTCCAACCATTTCATTACATTTTCTTTTGTTTTTGGTTCAGTAACATCATACAAAAGTAATACACCGTCAGCTCCTTTAAGATAAGCATCACGTAATAGTCCACCTCGATTTTCTTGACCAGCAGTATCCCATAGGTCTACCGTAACATCTCCTTCGGTTGTGTTAATACCAATACGATTAAAGGCAAAGTCATCAGTTGCTTTATATTTCTTTGAAAATTTATATTTGTCATCATTTATATTATTTAATTTATGAAATAATGTTGATTTACCAATACATCCATCACCTAATAATACAATCTTCTGTGTTTGATATTTATTCTCAGAAACTGTTTCTTGATATGTTCTTTTCATTGTTAATAAAAATAAATGAGTTATAATATTATTAAATCAATTTTTTATAATTAACAGTTAATATTAAGAAATATTTTATAAGATAATAGTAAGTTATGCAAAAAGATTATTCTGATAGGAGTATTTATAAAAGTTTACAGCTCAAAAATAATAGTCTTGTATTAAATGATAAAACAATAGTAAAAGAAAATATTCACCTTCAAAGTAATATTATTACACCCACTAACAAAATAATTGACCCCGAAAACTTAAATTTAATTCAAAGAGTTAACAATGACAGTATTGTAAATAACAAGGTCGTTATCTATGGAGACAACGGAGGTATAAAAACGGACAATCTAACTTTAAATACAATGACATTTGGAAATAATATTTTAAAATTACCCAATAGAAAAGGAGCAATAAATGAGTTTCTATCAGTTGGCGAAGATGGATTTATGATTTGGACACAGGCTAGTAAAGCTGGTATTAATTCATTAGATAGTCTGATTGATGTTACTGTAAGTGATGATAAAATAATATTCGGTGTTGATGAAACCAAATATTGGTTACCATATAATAGTAATATAGTTGATTTAGGTTCAGTTAAACATTCTTTTAAAGATATATATTGCAGAAGAATAATAACTAATAATAATGATGTAGCAAGTATCATAGGGAGATGTTCAATTGGATATTGCGGTAAACATAATTATGCAAGTTTTAGTCATTTTAATAGAAATAATATTAATAATTTTGCTTTAGGTCAAGATACCATTGGTAATACAACTTTAAACTGTTCAAAAAATCAAAGTATAAATTTTACAGTTGATGGTATTAATAAAATGAAAATTCATAATTCTGGTGAAATAAGTATAGGTACTAATTTATCCAATGCAAAAGTTACTATAGATGGTACTGTTAATCAGAAATATAAACACTATACAAAGAATATTAATAATCCAGAATATAGTTTATTTATAGAATCTGGACTTTTATTAAATGATTCAATTTATAAATCTTGTGATACTAGAGACGGTAAAGATATTATTGAATATACAAAAAATGAAGCATTATATCAATTACAAAATATGAGTTTTATAAAATATAATAATTATGATATTAATCAGGATGGTCATTATTGTTTTAAGTTTGATAATAATAAATTACCTAAAATAAAACAGTTTATTCCAAATATTTATGAAATGTGTAAATTTGTAAAAAATGGTAATAATTATATTATTATATTAAATGAAAAAGAAACCAATGCTTTTTCTAAATTTGGTAATCAAGGATGTAAATTAAAATTAAAAAAAATTAATGGTGATAGTATAATAGTGAATATTGTAGAAATTATTAATTCTAAGAAAATTAGAATAGACACAGATTTGGTGTATAATACAAGTTTTATTTATAATGAATCTGATAAAATAATAAAAGATACTACCACTAATTGGAATAATAATATATTCGTTTATGGACAAGAAGTAGATGATTATAATGTATATAACCAAACTAATTTGTGTACATTGACTACTATTGCAGTAAAAGATCTAGATACCAATCTACAAGAAACTAATATTGAAATTGAAAAATTAAAACAAGATAATATAACCCTAAATTCTAGACTTGATAAATTAGAACAAATATTGAGAGGAAGAGATAGAATATTAAAACAAAATACAGACTAACTCTTTACATATACGGTTATTTAGATAGAATATTAATTATTTAGATAGAATATTAATTATTTAGATAGAATATTAATCCAATTTCCCTCTTCATATTCAACTGAATCAATATTGAATAATGGGTCCAATAATCTAATTTCTTTTTCTAATTCACCTTTTGGATAAATATGATAATATCTATAATATACTGTATCATCTTTATTTTTCCATGTAACACATTCATCTCTTTTGGTGAATTTACGTCTAGAATTAATAGGTTGTTCCATAGCCCAAACCTGAATAAATACTTTTCCTCCTGGTTTCAAAATACGATACATCTCATTTAATGCTTTTTTTCTATCTTTGTTATTATCTAAATGATGATAAACTGCAATACAAATAATATTATCAAAGCTGTTATCCGGATATGTAATATCTGTCATGTTACAATTGATTACATTTCCTCCTTTAGATTTAACAATCTCGCACAGCGCATCGGAAAGTTCAATACCTGATATATTTAAATCATCACGATAAAATAGATTTCTTCCATTACCGCATCCAATATCTAAAACAGACGAATTTGGTGGTAATTTATCCAAAAATTCTTTGGTCGCAGGCCATGGATTAACACGCGTCCTTGAAAAATTTTTAGCATTATTATGATAAAATTTACTAACTGAATCATTGTTAGTTGTCATTATAAATAAATATGTTAAGATATAATATTATTAGTTCAATATTTTCTAAGATAAATTAAATGTTAAGATATATTAAATTTAATTATATATGCATATTCTTTTTTATTTTAATAATTTACATAATATTTTGTATTAATAATCAAGAATTATTTACTAATAATAACAAGAAAATAGTTCTAATAACTGGGGCAACATCAGGAATTGGAAAATCATTAATAAATTTATTTAAATCATCAAAGTATAAACTTATTATACATGGTAGAGATTGTAATAAACTTAAAGAAATTATTAATGATAATAAAAATATTGATATAGAAACTGTATGTTTAGATCTTTCTAAGAAAAAAAATATTTATGTTTTAATACAACAAATGATAGTAAGACATAAGAAAGTTGATATTTTAATTAATAATTTCTATGATAGTAGTAATCCAGATGATATAGAGTATCAAATATCTACAAATCTGACAAACACTTTATTATTAACGAATAAATTATGTGAAATAATGTCTGACGAAGGAAAAATAATTAATATTAGTAGTGGTTTATCAGACTCTATCGAAACTAATGGTAATTTTATAGATATGTATTCTATTATCAAATCGTCAATAGAAAAATTTACCAAGATTATGGCATCCAAGTTATATGATGGGAAAGTAGGTATCACCTGTTTAAAAATTAATGACTCCTATAAAAGTAACTTGACTGATAAACATTTGAATAAAGATATATTATTAAAAAATCCCAAAGAACTACACATGTGTTTTAAATATTTGATTGATATTGATTGGAGAGAAATAACAGGAAAGATTATAACTTCCTCTTCTATAATTGATGGGTCAGTTTTTAAATTATTTGATTCTAAATATTCATATAATGAGGATACAATATATTCTACTATTAATGAAAGTCAAACTAAAAATAAAATATTAGGTGAAAATTTAGTAAAAATGTCTGATAATATCAACCCTTTAATTCGGAGCAAGAATTGGGATTTTTCTAAATATGCTACTAATAAAGGAACTCTTAAAAAAATATTAGCTAAAAAGTATAAAGTTGATACAGATAATATTTGTTTTCATAATGGAACAGTTAATTTTCTTGATAAAATGATAACGTTATTAGTCGATAATAATCATGAAATTATTACACCTGAAAATTCTTGGGGAATAATTGATGTTCTAGTAGGAAATCAAAATAAAAGTATAATTAGAACCTCATTTGAAGTTAAGAATAATTTTGTTCAACCAAATTTTAATAGTATTCTTAAAGAGATTAATTCCAACACCAGATTGATTTATCTAATATCTCCTATTAATAAAAAAGAATTTGATATGTTTTTATCTAAAATACCAAAAAGCTTACCTATTATAATTGATTTCTGTTATAACGAATTTTATCCAGAAAATTTAAATACATCATCTGACCATTCTAATGAAACTATTATAAATATGGGTGATTATTTATCAACAAATATTATTGCAGTAAATACGTTTTCCAAATTTTATTCAATCCCAGGCTTGAATTTAAGTTATTCAGTAACTAATAATAAAATATCACAGATGATAGAACAAAATTTTCATTATCCAATTTCGAATCTTACAGAAGAAATAGCAATAACTGCATTAGAAGATAAAATTCGAAATAAAGAAACTATAAATTATTATAATAATGAAAGAAGTAGATTATCAACAATTTTAAAAGGAAGGAAAATAAAGTTCTTCTTTACTTATCAGAATTCTATCTATATTAAGACCAAATTTAAGTTAGAGGAAATTAATATTATTTTAAAAAAAAATAGAATAAACCTTGATATTACACTTGATAATGGGTTTATTCAGGTCCCTATTTTAAATAAAATATTTAATAATAAAATAATATCGTTAATTAATTAAATCTATTATAAATATATTATGGATTTAAATAATTTCAAAAGAAGTTTACTTCATATCTATAGTAAATTTCCGGAATTTGAAAAAAGTATTAACAATGTATCGAAGGAATATTTATTATTTTTATATTTACACTTAACAGACGGAATAAAAATAATTATAACAGACAAAACAACAATTAATAAAGATATATTGCATATTAAAAATATTAATTGTAATAAGCAATACTGTAAAGTATTAATAATGATATATCATAAATTTATTGAGGATGATGAAATTAAAATATTGGAAAAAAATACAAATTTTAATGTTATATTCTATCAAGAAAATACAAATATACAGAATATGGAAGAAATTTTTAAACATAAAAATAGAAGAGACTTTTTAATCCCTTGTTTTCTTCATGATAAAACAATATCATTTATTAATAATATTAATTATAATAATTATAATATTGAGTCAAGTTATAATGAAAAATTTAAAAACTTTCATATACTACTAGGCATATTAAGAAAAAATATCAAAACTAAAGAAAAGTTAGGAGTGATGATTTGTTCTTCTTTTACTTTAAATACACATAACGTAAGAAGAAATAAAGACATTGATTTAGTTATCTTACATCCATATTATTCATCAAATAAAATAAAAACGAATCTGTATAAATTGACTAAAACCCTAAAATTTACAGATCCTCATATACACGGTATCTTAGAATGGAAGGGTATAGATAAGTATAATATGTATAATATTAATAAGATGAAGGATATCAAAATGAATAATTTTTATGAAATAATTTTTAATCCTAATCATCATTATTATTTTTTTGGAATAAAAGTAATAGATATTGCTTTGGATTTAAAATATAGATCAATTCGCGCGTATCCAAAAAATATAGCTGATTTAATCCTCGTTAAATCGAAACTTAATATTGAAATACCAAAAATTAAACCATTAGAAGATAAAATAATAATCGAAAAACATGAATATACTAAACGTGATTTTATTAATGTTATATTAAATTATTTAAAAAAGTTTAATTATAAAAGTGATTACGATTCAATTGTAAAAGAAATATCTGAAATTACTCAACCGTAAGTTCTACATCGGAGTTATTTACTCTTATCTTCTGTTCAAAAAATTTACTATTTATTCCAAAAAATAATTTTAATAACTGTTCTTTAGCTACACCTGGTGATGTTAAAGTAATATCTCCACTTTCATCTTTTACCAATTTTGGTAAAAGATTAATTTCAATATTTGCATTATTTTCTTTTATATCATCGTTAGACCAATTATTTTCAAAGGCTGTTTCATTATTTAAATCTACTATTTTATTAGTTATGGTTTCTCCTAATTTTTCTAAATATTCACTATCTTGTAGTAAATCAACTTGAGAATTATTATTTATTTCATCAATAGTTAGATATCTAATAGTATATTCAACACTATTAACTTTTATTAATTTTCCTGTCATATCAACTGGAATATCCCAAATGTATGTTTCAGGAATATACATATTATATTTATATATTTCTTCATTCGTAGATTTCTCGATATAAAATATATTATCATTATTTGAACTAATTTTTGGTAGAAATAACTCATTTATTTGCTTTAATGGTTCATTTAATAATGTTTTAAAAACAATACTATACTTGTGTTCACCAGATTTTATTTTTTTATAATTTTCTTCTCCCATATCTTTTATCATTGCAATTTCTCTAATATTTTTATAATAACCATTAACAATATTAGTATAATTTTTTTGTTCCATAAATTTTGAAAATTCTGGAGCTAAATGTAGAAAATGTGTATTTTTTCCTTTAAAATAACCTACATCAATTTGTAATAAAGGTTGTATTAAATAATAGGTTTCTTCTTCCTCTTTATTTGGTTCAATATTAAAATGAAAATCATCATTATTATATTCTACTTTTCCTTTATATATAAGCTTTTGAATTTGTTCTAATGTAATTTCTGACAATTGTTTATCTTTTCTTTGAATATTTAGTTCTTCAAACTTTTGTTTATCGATATTTAAGTTTAATTTGACTGTTTTTTCTAACTCCTCCTTGTTTATATCATAACTAACATCTAAAGCTAGTACTTTGGGTATTGGCATTAGATTAATTAATTTTAATCTTTTAAATATATTTAATTTCTAATTAGAATTAATAATGTCATCACAATATGAAATAATAACAAGTAATAATAAGAATATCCTATTCGATGTAGACTCTAATGGTGAGGTATCAATAGGTGGATTATCATTAGTTAATCCAGAATTTAGTAGTATTACTTTATCAAACGGATCTATGTCTGTGGATATAAGCGGTAACATGGATATGAGTGGTAATTTAGTCGTAAACGGTGATTTAACAGTACGAGGTACTAGAAGTGAGATATTAACTACAAATACATCTATAAAAGACAGTATTATTGAATTATCATATGGAACTACTGATCCGCCTATTAATGATATCGGGTTTATTTTTAATAGAGGGTATAATAGTAGTAATAATTCTTCCAGGAATGCATGCATTTATTGGAAAGAAGGTGATGATTCTTTTATTATGGGACTGACAACACATGATGCGACAGTTGTCTCCACACTTAGTTCAGTTACCTCATTCTTGTCAGTATCAGGAACAAATATTAAAATTGGAGATTTAAATACTAACGCGCACTTGACTACAAACGGTACTGGAAATTTATTAATTGATACTAATAATAGTCTTAATAGCGGTAGTATTAATTTGGCTAATGGGGTAAATGGTGATATTGAAATAAAAACAAATGGTACTGGAAATATTACATTAGAAACAAGTACTATTAATATAGGAAAAAGTGATAATACAACATTACTCTTTAAAACACCTGGAAAAAAGAAAGTACAATTCCAAGATACTAGTAGTAATAGTTCTTTAATAATTGATTTAACAACAATTGGTTCAGGAAATATTAACCTTAAATTTGCAGATGCTGCAAATAAAACATTTATTTTTCCAGATATTGCTGTGAGTAGTGCAACGATTATTACAACTGAAAATTTAACAGATATTGCAAATATAGAATTTCAAACTATTAAAGTAAAAGGATTGGCTGTTTTTGAGGATGCTGTTTATCTAGGGGATGATAGAGATGATAATATTATAGTAAGAGGTATTCTCAAATTTACAAATCCGAGTCTTTCTAATTCTGATGTTAATGGATGTCTATTATGGGACCCTACAAATCCCAGATTAATCTATTTACCGGATGCAAGCGGTAATATAATTATTGATAATATTGATACTGATACTTGTGATATATCAAGTAATATTATAAATTTTGGAACAAGTAGTAATACGGATATTACTTTAAATTTTTTAGCAAATGACTCTTCTGGTCTAATAAAATGGATGGAAGATGAAGATTATTTTCAATTTAATGATGATATTTTAATGAATACCTCCGAAAAAATAATATTTAGAAATTCTGATTTATATATTTATTCTTCTGCCTCTGGCAAATTAGATATATTTTCTGATACAAGCGATGGAACTATTACAATCGCAGCAACAAACATTGATCTTTCATCTAGCGGTAATATGGGATTTGGAAGTGATTCAGTAAGCTTTGGTTCAGGGTCTGGGGTAGATACATCTTTAACATTTAAGGGTGGTAGTAATGATGGGGTGTTTACATGGATTGAAACAAATGATTCATTTAGATTTATGGATGATATTTCGATGAATACTCGTGAAAAAATACTATTTGGAGATACTGATTTATATATACATTCTAGTGCACCAAGTATACTAGATATAGTTGGACCTACAACTAATATAACAGCTACTACATATTTAGATATAGTTGCTGGTAACATAGATATTTTTGGAACATCGACGATTGGTATTGATTCTTCTGGGACCATGTCTATTACCTCAGGCAATACTCTTGGTATTACCGCTACTTCCGGACAAACTACCATTAATTGTAATGGTCAAACTTTGGATATAGATGCAACTACCATATATATTAATTCTACTGGCGCAACTTGTATTGCAGCAGCTACTAATTTAAAACTCGGCGGTGGTGGAGAGGGTGATATAATTATAATTGATTCAAATAAAGATGTTACTGTTAAGAATGGGTCCAAGTTTATTACTAATAATGTTGATATTTCTGGTGGTGCTATTGATAATGTAATTATTGGTTATAATATATCTAATCTAGGTGCATTTACTGATTTGTCTGCTACAACTATTAACATATTAACTAATTTAGATGTCTCTGGGACAGCTAACATCCATGCTCAATTAGATATCTCTGGAAGAACTGGGTCGACTAATGGTAAAATTAATGCCGTTGATATCGGTTATGATTTATCTGGTAAAGGGGCATTTACCGATTTATCAGCTACTGATTTGGTTGCTACTAATTTAGATGTCTCTGGTACAGCTAACATACATGCTCAATTAGATATTTATGGAAGAATTGGGTCGACTAATGGTAAAATTAATGCCGTTGATATCGGTTATGATTTATCTGGTAAAGGTTCATTTACTGATTTGTCTGCTACTGATTTGGTTGCTACTAATTTAGCTACTACAACTATTAACATATTAACTAGTTTAGATGTCTNAGGT